CGTAAGTTGTTTGAGTTACACTTTCTGTACCTTTTAACATAGTATATTCAAATTTGCTATTAGGTTTCTTGTATTCTTTAAGATCGTTAATACTAGCATCTATTTGATCTTCATTAACAATAATTTCAGCAACAAAGTCGGCAGTTATTTTATGGGTTATTTTATATTTTTTCACTATAAAGATTCTTCTACATCAAATTCAAATTGATACAATAGTGCACCATCTTTAGCAGTTCCAACTACACCAAACTCTTGAATATCATTTGTTAAATGTACTGTAAATGGAACATTATCATAAGTAACTGCTGAATCATTTGCTAATGCTGTAAGTAAAGGTGGCTCAATAGTTACTGTTGAAGCATTACTAGAAGAAGTTACATCTGCTACAACCATATATACTTTATTATGTGAAGCAAACTTTAAAAAATCTCCAGCCCTAAATTTGTGTGTTCCATCATTATTGTGTCCGTCCATAGCAATCGTTGTATCTCCTACTGCGTGAGCACCATTAACTAATACTGTTCCTGATTCATTACCTCTAGCGTCTTCTACTTCTGGTGGGATAATTGTAAAATTTTCTTTACCTGATCTTTGTTTTATTATAAAAGCCATTAACTCTCCATATACATCTGATCTAGTTCCTGTAACTATTCTAACTGTAAATGCAAATCTTTGATTGTCTATTTGTCTAGCAAGTTTCTTACCAGATACAGTTTTTGATAAAATAGTATTTTGAATAGACCTTATTCCTAAAGATTCAAACTTTGCAGAAGATATTGGAAAAGCACCTGACATTAGATTAAGTTTTTACTCCCTCTTTCATTAACTGCATTATTAATTAATTGTGTAATAGTTCCTCTTGATCTAACTAATAATTCTTCAAAGCCAGAAGCATCTACTGTGTTAATATTAAAATTAACATTAGTTGCACCACCATTTGTACCTCTTGCATTTTGTGTTATTTGTCCTGATGAGTTAGGTATAAATAATTCTGCACCTTGTTCTCCAACTACGATTGGTTGTCCTTTAGATACTGCACCACCTTTGGCCATAAAAGGTATTCCACCACCACCACTACCACCAGATAACATATTAAGCAAAATTTGTCTTTTTAGATTGGTATTTTGTTTTCTTATTAAATTATCTTTTTCTGCTTCTTTTTTAACTATATCTCCTAATAATATTTTTTCTATTCCAAGTAATGCTATTCTCTCAATAGTTTTTGAAATAATATTTATCAAAATTTGTTGTGCTAATTGTTTAAATGTAACACTTAATTCTTTTCCTAAAACAACTGATTCTGCAATAGATTTAGAAATACCTTGAGTTATTGATTTTACTTGCCCTACTATTTCTTTTTCTATCTTAAATCCCTCGTTTAGTTTTTTAACTTCTTCAACAAGTTTTTCAAAAAGAGATTTTTGTTTTACTAAATCAAGATTAACTTCTTTAATAACTTTTTTACCTTTTTCTATTTCAACAACAAAAGGAACGTCAAATCCTAATAGTCTTTGTATATTTTCAATTTGTCTTTTAATAAAATTAGTAGCATTACCAACTGCCCTTAATGCACCAGCAAATGCTCTAACTGCAAATACTAAAACTTTACTAATTGCATGACCAATAGTTTCAAATGCGTCTGCATTTTCTTCAATAAATTCATTTAAAGATTTAAATTCTTTTTTAAGTTCATCAAAAAAACCAGCACCAGCAACACCTCTTTTAAAATTAAATAATTTATCTCCAAGCATTGATAATGTTCCTGTAAATGTATTAGCAAGTTCATCTGTTGCTTTTCCAAATTTACCCTCTTTACCAAACACTCTTTCAAATGCTCTCACTGTTTCTTCTGCTGTTACAGTTGCACCAGCTTTAAAACCAAGCATATCTCTAACACCTTTTTCTCTAAATATATCTGCACTAGCAATACCACCAGCAAATGATCTTTGTATTTGCTCTCCAGCAGTTCTAAAATCTATTCCTGTAACAGATGCAACATTCCCTGTTATTTCTAATATCTTTGCTAATCTATCTGCATCTCCAGCAACTACTGCCAAATTTCCTGATGCTTCTTGTATTTGTTCTAATGAAAATGGAACTTTAGAAGCAAAATTTGCCATTACATCAAATGCTTTTGCACCCTCTTGTGTACTTCCAAATAATTGTTTTAATCTAACTTGTAAATCTTCAATACTTCTTCCTGTTGAAATAAAAGATTTTACAACTAATCCTGTACCTAATCCAATAAAAGCACCTTTAAGAGAAAATACTGCATTTTTAAGACTTGCTAATCCACCTCTAATACCATTAAAGGCTTGTTTAGTTTTATCTTGTGCTGTTATGTTTATCTTTAAATTCTGTGCCATTATGTTTTAAATTTCTTTGCTTCTGCTAATGATTGATTGGTTTTATACTGTTCTTGCTCTTTTTTCAAGTAAGCTAACCAAAGATTATAATGTTCTATTGGCATATCAAGAACTTGTTGAATTGTAAGATGTAATCTCTCTGCAATAACTAAAAGCGACCTAACATCATGGTCGCTATTTACTTTTTTTCGGCTTCCTCAAAATTATCGCCTCTTGTAATAAGACTAGCAATACGATCTATAACTTTTCCATCTGCTTTTTTTCTTAACGCAAATTTATCTTCTGGTTTAAAGGCTTTTATCATTTCGCCTTTTTCATTTTTAATAAGAAGTTTCATTATAACTAAATCAACTAAAGCATTTAAATCTTCAAAATTATTTGATTTTTTAATTATATAATTTCTTTCTTCAAGGGTTAATGGCTCTGAATAGAATACACTCGGATTACCATGCTCGTCTTTCCACTCCTCAACTTCAATAGTAGTAGTTTTAAGAGTTTCAAAATGAGATTTAACTCGATCAATAACTGACATAAATTAAGATTAGACAGTACCTATTGTAAGTGCACCTGTTCCTTGAAAAGTAACAGTTCTTGAAACAATTGCGTCCATTGAGTTATTAACTGACATTCCTGTAACAATTCCTGTACCAGCAAAACTTCTGTCGCCACTTGCATTACCCTCTGGTAATAAAATAAAAGCGATTGAAGAACCAGCAGTTAAACTTGTTTGTGGGCTATCTGTTTCGTCAAAGTGCATTTCTAATGTTCCAGAGAATGAAGTTCGACCAGCAACAAATGATTTAGTAGCATCTGTTAAAGCTGTATCTTCTACAACATCTCCTGTAGTTTCAAGTGTGAATGATGTTAGTTCCCCAACACCAGTTCCACCAGCAGTAACTACGCCTTCTTTTCCGTGATGTGTTGCCATTTTTTGTCCTTGTTTGATTTAGTTTGTTTGTTTTCTTTTTCTTGCTTATAGCCTAAACTTATAAAATGTTCAAGATTAGATTCATTAATAACTATCTCTGAATTACCTTTATATAATTTAATGTCTTTAGCCATAAGTCCTTTTATTATCTTTCATCTTCTTCGTCAATATCTTCTTCATCTTCTTCAAAATCTTCGTCATCTAAATCTTCTTCCCACTCTTGACTTTCATCTTCTTGGTTTTCTTTTAATTCAGCCAATAAGTCTTTTACTTCTTCACATAACATAGACTCTTTATCGTGTAATTTTTCTATTTGGTCTATTTTCTTTTCTATTCTATTTATAATTTTAGTTGTCATTTATTCTCCTATGGTGTTCCAGCTTGATATTCGTACATACATCTAATAGTCATTCTTATTCCACCAACAGGAAATAAAGAACCCTCGTCAGTTTCTACTTGTATAACTTCTGAATCAAGTGCATTACCACTTCGAGTAATATCAGTTTCTATTGCAGTTTCAATAGCTGTAATTAATTCATTTCTTTTTGTATCTATATTGGCCTCTGCACCTTTAACAAAACCTAGTATAACAAAATCAATAGTACCATGCCTAGTTTTAGCACCACTTCCTAATTCAGAGTCATCTCTATTTTCTTCTGATGTTTGTACTATTACTGCTGGATATTGTTTATCTGATAATTCGTCTAATAAAAAAGGTTGTCTAGTTGCTTTTATAATATCTGGGCTAGATATAGCAGATATAACTGACAATAAATTAGATGCTATGTTTTCTCTTACACTCATATTCTAAACTTTCTTAATTCTTTTTCTACAAATCTGTTGAATTGCTTACTTATAATCTTTTCTGTTCTATTGTTAAAGCCAAAAAATTCTCTTTTATTTTTTCCTAATACCTGATTAAATACTGCTCTTTGCCTCATCTGTGAATTTGTAAAATTTACTGAAACTTTATGCTTTCCTGTTTTTTTTACTGAACCTGATGGAGTTAAACTACCTAACATTCGACCAGAATAAAATAAATCTACATTTGTTGATTTACCCTCTTTGTTTAATTTTTTTAAATAACCAGAACTATAAGGTGCAAAAGGCCTATCATTAAAATCAATACCTTTTTGTGTTTTAGTTCTTATTATATCTACTAATTGGAATCCAGCTTGTTTAACACCTTTATCAATAACTCTTGATAATACTGATTGGAATTTTTTAAATTTTTGAGATACTTGTTTTTGATTAGATGTAATCTTTAATGTTACAGCCATTATCTAGTCAATCTTCTAAATCCATGTAAAGGTTCTCTCTCGTTAGATACAATAGTTCCATCTGCATCTACATCATATTCTACACCATCTTCTAATATCATTCTCCATTCGATATTATATTGGCTCATGTAATATTCTTGCATTCTTTCAAATCTATCTTTTTCTGTTTCTGGTCTAAATTTAGTTAATGCTGGTAAATAGAATCTTCCAAGAAATAGATAAACACCAGCTCTTTCAAACTGATCTAAATTAACTTTTGTATTAACCATTTCAGCAGTATTTAAAACTGTAATATCTGTGAATATGTTTGTTTTATATACAGGCCACCATTCTACTCTTAATGCTCTAAAAATATCGTTAGTAGTTTGTGCTAGAAAATTAGTTGTTTCTGTAGCTGTTGTAGATATACCAAAATCAAACGCATCTGGTTGGTATTTTAAAACATCTGATGTAGTAATAACATCTGCACCCGTATAATTAGCCATAATTTACTTCCAAATTAGATAAATTATTAAAATAGCTACAGGGATTGAATACATTGGATTATTTTTAGATTTAATCCAAACCCATTTTGACCATTTCTTTAATTTAAATTTAATTAATTGATTCATCTTTTTTCTTTCTTGCTTTTCTTTTCTTCGGTTTAAGAGGTATTACTTTTGTTTCATTTTCAAAAGTTTGATCTACTTCTTTAATATTTTCTTTTACATCATCTGATGCAACTTTAAAACCTCTAAAATCATACATAGATTTATTAGTTTCATAGTCTAACTGACTTCTAGTGATTGTTTTGTTACCTCTTTTTAAAGTAACCATCTTTTCATTTGATAATACTAATTTAACCATTTTATTCTCCTAAGTTAGTTGCAAGGGCAGTTGCCCACCCTCACAAAGTATCCAATTATTATTGGATTGATGAATCACTATGGAACTCAACACCATATGAATCATGGATTTCTCCAACACCATATACTGAAGTAGCCACAATCTCGTCTGCTCTAAGAGAAGCATCTCTTTGAGTTTCGATTTTAACATCTTCCATCATAGCTATAGCTAATGCGTCTTTATGGAACGCACCACCTTTGTAATCTCCAGCAGTTCCTGTGTTTGCTATATTTGAAGTTTCAAATACAGGCATACCAGCTAATCTACCAACAAAGCCTGATCTTAGTGCTTCGTTTGCTAAATCATTTGCATTTGCGTTTGCAAAAGTATTAGTCAAACCAGCTTTTAGATCATAAGCAATTTTAGGGTGTAACACTACTGCACACTCATCTACGTTAAGAGCATTTGCTCTTAAAGTTGATAGTGCTTGGAAGATTATAGCAGATGAAATAACTGCTGAACCATCTCCAATTACACTTGAAAAGCCATCAAACAAAGCAGTTAAATCTGCGTCTTGTTTTCTTGCTAGTGCTTCTCCAAACAATTTACCAATATCTCCAGCAACATTTCTTGGTGCTGAATTTCTTGCTAAGTCAGTTAGAGTAGTCATAACACCAACCTCTGATGCAGTAATAGTTACTGAACTAGGGTTGATTGCTGTATTAGATAAATCAGTTGCTTCTGCTACTGCTGATGCTGATACATTTGCATAAACAGGAACTTCAACTGCTTTACCACCACCCGTGATAGCATAGTTTTTAACTAAGTTTCTCATGATGGATTTTTCAGAAGCTACGAATTGTGCTTCTGCTACTATCTCTGTGTATAGTTCCGATAGTGTAGAACTTGTACTTTCGTTTGCCATGTTATTACCTATTAAGTTTATTTATTATTTAAATTAATCTCAACAGCACCTGAATCTCGCTTCTTCCTATATTCTGAATAGGCTTTACGATCTTCTGGTTTTGTTAAGTCCAAGTCCTGTAGATTAAAAGGTTTAACAGTTTTACCACCAATAGCACTCTGGCTTCCTGAACCTGACAATGACCCTTGACGGAAATGTGGGTTGCTATCTAAAAACTCCTTAACTCGATCTTCGATTGTAAGAAGTTCTCCACTTGAGTTATATCGTACATTAGAATTATTATCAACTACTTCTATTCTACCATCATCATTGTACTTAACTTCGCTTTTTAACAAAGCTACTACTTGCTGTGCGTTGATAGATTTTTCTTTGTTAGCAATAGATAAAATAGAATTATCAACTTTTTCTTTTTTGATTTGATCTTTTACCTTTTGTAACTCTGAATCTTTTTCAGATAATCTTTCTTGCATGATCTTTTCAATATCAGCTTTAGATTTAGCTTCTTTTAATTGTTGTTCTTTTAAAAGTTCAGCTTTTTGGCTTTCTTCTTCTTGAAGTTTTTTCTCATACTTATTCTTTTCTGCTTCAAGTCTTGATTTGATTATGTTGTCTAATTGTTCTTGAGTGAAAGTATTTTGTTTTGTTTCTTCTACTTTTACTTCTTCTTTAGTTTCAGTTGCCACTTCTGGTGCAACGTTTGTTTGTTCTTCGGACATTGTTTTCTCCTAGTTATATTATTAGTTCGCCTTTGCTGTCATACCAATCAGGATTGACATAAGACCATTGATGACGACAATTATAACCACCTCGAACTATTAAAGGGTTGCCAGATTTCTTACCTTTCCAACTCCTACTTGTCCAAAGTGAATTGACTTCATCAACTGTGAAAAGTCCACTTTTCCTCTTGTTATATACTCCATTAATTATATTTCTGCAATGATCTCTAGTCGTGGGTATTAC